TTGATATCTCCGCCGTCCACGAGGCGAGCGATATCGCTCAAGGGAAACAGACTACCGCCGTAGGTAAGATCCTGCGCTACGCGATGCTGCCCATGCAGCACGGAGAATTAGGGAGTCGTAAAGCGACGGTGCTTGCCAGTTACAAACTGGCGACGGACGCGAAGAAAGATTTCTTCTCCGCCTTGGAGGACTCCTCGGAGATCGTCGGCGGCACCCTCTACAACTACGCCAAGTCCGATAAGGGCTGGTTCATGCAGGGCGACACCGTCAGGACTCTGACTACGTTCCAGACGTACAGGATAAAGACTGCGCTCCGCATGGGTATTCTGCTGATGCAATCCCTGAAGGGCGAAACTCCAGAAGTGAAGAAGGAAGCGTTCAAGGAGTTCCTCGGGGTAACTGCGATGTCCGCAGCTCTAGCGGGAGTACACGGCACGATCATCGGCGGTATCGTTTTCGGCCTTGCCAACCTCTTTGGCGGCGATGACGACGAACCTTACGACGCTGAGATGGAGTTCGATAACTGGGTCAATGAGAACGCAGGCAGCCTCTTCGGAGGCATCATTTCCTATGGTCTTCCGACAGCAGTCGGCGTCAATGCGTCAAAACGCATCGGCATGGGCGACCTCTACGGTGTTTCTTCTGAGCCTCCAGAGAACATGCACGGAGCGCAGCTTGCTGCGTGGTACGCCGGCAACCTCATCGGCCCGAGCTTCTCCGTGGCGCAGTCGTGGGTCAAGGGCTATGACCAGATGGTGAACAAAGGGAACTTCATGCGAGGGCTTGAAGAGGCCCTGCCGAAACCTCTGAAGGACGGGCTGAAGGCTTTCCGTGTTGCGTCCGACGGACTGAAGACCGGGGCTGGGAAAAAGATCCTTTCCGATGAGGCCATCGGCCCTGACGAGATCCTGATGATCGGCCTAGGCTTCCGGCCAGACGAAGTTGCGAAAGCGCAGGGCGCCGAGCGGAGTTTGAACAAGATAGGTACTCAGCTCTCCGAACGGAGAGGGCGGCTCATTCGAGACGCCGCCAAGGCGATTGTAGAAAGCGAGGATACTGAGGGGCCGATGTCGGCCATCGCCACCTTCAACGCAAAGCTCCCGCTATTTGCGATCAACGGGAGCGACTTGCGGCCTGCGGTACGAAAGCTCGTCCTTGGCGAGGTCGGAACTACTGGGCTTCGTCAGAGGCAGATTGCTTCGCAATTTGGTGTGCCGGTTTATCAGGGGGAGTAGAACCCCCCAGTAACTGCAATTACCCATAAGGAGATAGTTGCGGCAAAGAAAACTATTGCCGCCCCTGCCAGAATTATCTTGTCCCTCATCTCTTCTCCTCCTTTGGTGCTGCCCTGCCTTGCGGGGCAGGCTTCGCCCCAGTCTTCTTCCACTGAGGCACCCTCACTACGTGATCAGGCCCGGTAGTCCCTCGCCACCGACAACAAGAGTCGTCACATAATTCACGCGCTTCGGCGCAACAACAGTAGATCATTTTTCCTCCTTGTCAGGCAACGCCATCCATCCAGTAGGTTCGCCGTAGTGCAGATGTAGAAGTTCGCCGCTGCAAGGTTCGACCCACGCTACGCCGTCTATGCATCCGTTCCCGCCTTCTGCATAGTACCAGTCCCATCTCCCGACGCGCATTACGTCTTCGAAGAACCGAAGCAGAATATCCGGAGGCTCTACCCATAAAGGGTCAGTGACTCTTTCTGCGCCGCCACCTTTTGGCGCAGTCTCCACTGGCAACCATTCTTTCATCATTTCTCCTCCATCAGCCGATCAGCGGCGATCGCGGCGTAGCCACAAATATCAACATAGTTGTCACGCTTAGGCTTCTGCCCCTGGCACCGAGCGACCTTGAACAATATCATCATGTGGTCCACATCCAGGGATGTGAGTAAGTCCACCAATTTGTACTCGGCAGGATCGAAGCCATGGGCGATCAAAACTTTCTTCTGCACCTCTATGAGGTAAGTACTCCAGTACTTCGCCACCAAGGCGAACGAGTCCTCCGGGTTCCCGTACTGATCTTGCCGCTCGCCGCAGATCGTCGCTTTGGCCTCGGCGAGGCAGTCGCCGAGCTTGAGAGAACGAGGGATCTCCTCGTATAGAGCAACCCACTCTCCTCCGCAAGAACGGCAGAGACCGGAGCCTTTGTCTACCTCCACCTCGTCGGAGTTGCCACAATGTGGGCAGGGAGTAGTTTTGGCTTCGCTTGGTGCCGTTTGCACTCTGGCCCTCCAATTAGTCATACATTTGTTTACATCCTCCGCAACTCTGGAGAACGCCTCTAGTCGAACGGCTTCGATAGCTTCTTCCGCTTTCTTTACTGCGATGCTGTCGCGCTCCACGCATCTGAACCCTGGAAAATCTCCATGTTTCTCGCATGTTCCGCGCATTCCTCTTCCTCCGAAGTAAAAGCAAATAGCGCTCGCTCGCTCGCGCCGATTATGTTGTCGTCGACAAGTATCCGCCAGTTCGTCGACCTTTCTACAAACGAGAACAGTGCTTCCATTTCTAGCCTCCTTCGACGAGGTATCAGCACAAGTAAGTATTTACCAGGCGAAAGCCCATTCGTCTCCGACCTCAGCTCCTTCGTTGTCAAGGGTCTTGAGTCCTCCCAGACAATGGTAATTTCTGGGCAAACCTTCCATCGATCCTTGTACATCTTGAAATAGTAGTCCGCAGATCCTGCAGTGCTAAGGACGGTTTTTCCTGACATAATGATGGCTTTATAAAGCTCGAACCACGCATCTTGGTCTGTCATTTCTTTTCCTCCAATTCAAAGACCGACTTCTCGAAATGTCCAAGGTTGTGGGCCTCCATATATTCTTCCGCTTCGTCTTCCGAGTCGAACGGGCCTACTACGCCTTTGACGCCGTCGAAGATTCCGCCGTAGATTATTACGTATTTCATCTCTTTTCCTCCCACATCCGAAGTAAATTCTCACACATAGTGCGATATGTCCTTGTCTGCACCTGCAAGCTCTGTTCCGTGTCGACCCACATCAGAACGATGATGCAAAGGATAGCGCCAGAGATATTCCCTGTTGCGCCGAGGAGTATCCCCCAAGCCCCTATGCCTATTACATAGAGGATAAGGAACACTTCAGCCCCCGGTGAGGGGCATTCTGAGAGTTTCATTTCTTTTCCTCCTCAATAGTAAGACCAGCGAACAAAGCAAGAGCAGCCAATATGGCTACAACAAGCTGACTAACTGGACCCATCGCGCTTCCTGGCGCGAAGATCAAGATTACGTTTAGCGCGGCGCTGGAGAACCATCCTGCCTTTTTCTTGTTCATAAGTTTTCCTCCAAGTATCTCCTCAAGGTCCGGTTAGCTACGATCTCCCGAGTCTCAGCGTCAGTGCCGAGGTCGTCGCCCGCTATCAGCGCATGACAGTCGGCAAGAGCTTGTTCGATACTCCTGAGTTTATTTGCATTCACGCCTGCGTTATTCATGTCATTTAGATATCTCGACGCAGCTTCACAGGAAGCAAGACGGTCTCTAACTGGCCGCTCCGCGACGTAGGCTTCGCAATACCGGTGTAGACGCATATCACAAGCCCCTTCGTACTCAACATCATGGTTCCTACATTTTTCGTTCTGGCAGTCTGGTTTCACAAAAACTCCTCCCAAGGCGTCACACTGTTTGGTGTTCCAAGCAATACGCTTCGCGGGCCTCTGCTGCCTCTACCGCTGTGTGAAAGTATCCGATATGGCATCTCTTTGCGTAAGCCTTGTATTTTCCTGATTTTCTATCTTGGCTAACTCCTAAGAATCCTGAGGTGTTGGTGCAAGGAGTCCTGGGTCTGTTCCTGTTATTCTCAGCTCTGGTTACAAACCTACAGTTATTCGGGGTGTAGTCTCCATCGTTATCTATTCGGTCGATAGTCAAGCTTCGACTCCACCCCGCCTGGAGGGCAAATGTGAAGAAAGCTTCTGGGTTGTTTCTCCAGAGGGGGCTAACTTTTATACCTCTTCCTCCGTAATTCTTGTAGTATGTCGCGGTTGGGCAGTAACACCTCCGCACCATGTTTTTACAGACCTCAAGTAACGGGTGCCCCGTTAGACCGTGGATCGTGGACTTTTTGCGACTAACCTCTTTCCGCAAACACCCGCAAGATCTTGATTTCCCCGCTGTCAAACTACCTGTTACAACTGCTGATGTGGCTCCGCAGTCGCACAGGCACTCCCACCCCGCGTCCCTCCCCACCTGCACAGATTTAACAGCAGTTAACAACCCGAACCGTCGCCCACTTAGGTCTAGTTTATTCATAATGTCTCCACGGTTAGTTTCTAGTTCACCCTATTCTATCCCACGGTATCATAGATGTCAAGCGTTGCATGTCTGGATGAGCAGCCGGAGAAGTTCGAAGCTTCCTAATGTGCGCCCACTCTGCAGCGTCCGCTGTAACGACGATCTCAGTCTTCAAGGCGTTCGGCAGGACGGCTCGGGCTTGCTGGGGTTTGAGACCTTGGTCGAGTATGCCTCCATACCGATACTCTGCATCTATGCAGCACGCCTCAAACGCGCCCTTAGAGAAGTACGACCACTCCTCAAACCCGGCAGGCTCAAGAAACTCCATTTCCTTACCAGCGTAGTTAACGTAGCGCGTGCTCTCCTGTGCGAAAGAACAAGGACGATGCCGAACCAGTTCGTGTGAGACGCCTCGGTCGCAGATAAACTTGGCGGAGTAGCGATGCAACTCCTTCGGTATTTCGCCGGATGGGCATGGCTGCCAATGGCTTCTCTCTGAGTCGAAACTCACTCCGAACTCGTCGTAATCTAAGTCGAACAGCTTCCCGTAGATGTTCAGGAATGGGGCGAAAAACTGTTGGTCTTTGCCTCGATTGTAATTCTGTATCCACGCAGTAAGGTTGCCTCCGACGTAGTAATAGTTCTCGTCCCCGTAAGGGGTGAGATACTTACTAAAGCTACTTGGGTATAAGACGAAGTGTCTTACTTTGGCGCGAACAACAAAATTCGAATGCTCTACCATCGCCAGATGCCCCGCCTTGATAAGTCGTTTGACGAAGCCTCCGGCGCTCGTTGGCGTGATCTTATCTTCCGACTTGTAGCAAAGACGACCGCAGCGTTCTATAAATTCAACTGCGCTCTCGTACTCAGTAGGCACCGCTCCGAAAAACTCAACACTGGGTTTTATTATTTTCATTTCTTCACCATCCAATCAGGTTTCCAGACAGGGTACTGGTCCATGACCAGCGTGAACTTTTCTCCGCAATGTGGACACTCGCTCGTCGCGCCGAGCTCGACTTCCTTACCCTCGTACTCACAGGCTACGTCAGCTACGCAGCAACGAAGGACTCCTCCTGTTTTGATTTTTGTTTCACTTAGTTTCATTCAGTGTCCTCCCCAGGCCATTGCTTGTACCAACGATCAAAGACCAAAGAATATCCTGCGCTAGTCATGTATTTGGCTACCCGTTCAGCCTCGGTTGGCTGGACTGAGTTCTTTTGCTCAATGGTCAATTTATTGAACATGAGCGCCAGTAAGGCGGCGCCTTCGTTTATTGGTTTTTCAAACGACATTCTTTTTCTCCCTCCAATTCCGGCAAGGCCGGTTCGATGTGTAGTAAATCCAGCCTTTAGGTTGTTCGGCGATCAGTCTTGCGGCCTCGCAAAAAGTCTCGGCCTCGCCTACGGTCTCCGCACCAGGGCTGACTCGCCAGGAGTAGAACTCTCCGGCGTCATACTGCTTCTTCGTTCGTTGGATGTAGACCATCGCCTCCTCCCTGCGCCTCAGTCACTTCGTGGCATATGGCGTCAATTATTCTTCTCAGTTTCTCGTTCTCCGGCCTGTTCTCATACGGCGTTGTGGCATGAACGAAGTTCGGGCCGATAACGAAGTAAAAGTTTTCATTCTCGATTATTATCTTCCTGCGGATACAGGGTTCGCCTTTCATTCCTTCCCTCCTATTTTCCCGCTCCCAGCCAGGGGCGGGAGCTTCGCTAATTCTTCAGCAGTCTCTATGAGACGCTGCGCAGTAAACCCGAGCCGACGACACGAGACATTTATCTCCCAGGTAGCCTGTGACGCGGAAGAGAACCATGTCCCGGCCCCCAAGTTCTTCGACCTGTTCGCTTCAACTAAGGCTTTCATCTCTACAAGATCCCTCTTCAACTTCGTGTACGACCCGTACCGCTTGGTCAGCCATGTCTTCAACGTCGGGCGAGATATGAACATTCTCTGAGTATCAATTTCATACCTGACGTAGAGCGCCCCTCGCGGTGCCTCGATTACCTGGCAGCCTTGTTTCGACAGGGCACTGCCTTTCACAATCAGCCTGTTGCCGGCATGGTCGTCGAGGAACTGGGCGAGGATGGTGACGGAGTCGCCGGCCAACTCATTCTTATCTACTCTCATCTCCTGGATGGCTTGCTCGGCCCAGCGCATGACAGGGGCGATCTCGAAGTCGATCAAGCCGAGTTTCTTGGCGATCAGCCCTCCATAGATGGCGACACTCGCTATCGCCGACCAGAACCGCTCACCGCCCTGAGTCGCAGCCTTCGCCTCAATCCTTGTCTTGATCTTGTCGAGATCGGCCCTCAACCCCTTGACGTTCTTCACCAGCCACTCGGCGTACTTCTCCCCGGCGTGCCCACAATTCTCAGTTATGGTCCAGTAAAGATCAGTAGTCAAGGGTTCGACGAATAGCTCATGCTTATTCACGAAGTATTCAAAGACCCGGTTTATCTCGGCGGTAGCGTCTACTTTCGTAGACGAAAGTTTGTCAACAAGCGACTCGTTTGAGCTCGTCACTGCTAAGGTGTTCCACCTGTTCAGATTACTCAACTCCTTCGAGTCCCGGCCAAGCCTGGTACGCTCTCTACCCTGCGTGATTTGATACAGGAGGTTGGAGACCTTCATCGCCTCCATGTTGGTCACTTCGTCGATGGTGAGCGGCAGGGTGTTATACACCCCCAGTCTGGAGATCATCGACAGATCGGTATCGTTCTTCGTCATCATCAGATCTTGATGCGCGCCCCAGACAGACTGGATAAACATAAGAAGAAGTGTTTTCCCGGCACCGGACTGCCCGACCATGGAGACTGCTGCGCCGTCGAACCCAGTGAACTTCATGAGCGGAGCGCCAAAGCCTCCCGCAAGAAGGGCGAAGGCGAACGGCTCCATGCCTGGTTCTCCGAGCACTCGCGTTGCTTTTACCCACTCAGATAAAGAGCCAGCGGTCCGGTAGCCGCTGGCCGCAGCCGGCACGTTGTGGGCAAGGCTCGCTTCCTCGGAAGTACCGTCGTGATGCAAGATCTTTTTCCCGAGGACGAACATCTCCTTGCCGTCTCTGGCCGTCGCCCAGCCCATCTGGCACAGGTAGTGCGACATTCGCCGCATCCGTTGGAGTTTTGCTTGGTAGCCTTCCATATAATTCACCATAAGTTTCTTATCTCGGTTCCCAACTACTTTGATATGGTTATCGCCGAGGAGAGTAATCAGTGCTTTCGGGTCATTGACCAGCGACGACCGAA